ACGAAATGGAAGATGATTTAAGAATACAGGGACTGCCTTATAAAAAAAATAACAAGCTTCCTATTTCTAAAGAATTATTAAATGCAGTTGACACCTGGGATAGATTACACTGCGGTGAATACGTATCTTATAAAAATGTTAAAGATGTATATAGTTATCTACCTTCTAAAACAGCGTTAGAGCATGGTCATAAAAATATGCAGAGTTTTACCAATGAAGATAGTGAATACAGTATTGTAGATTTACAAGACGATCATGGTCTTAAGCTTACTAATGTTCCTTGGGACGTTGCTTTTAATTCTATAGGAAAAAAAGATGCAGAGTATATTAGAAATCTTCAACGCTTTGATAATATTACAGCAGATCCTAAAATTAATATGAGTACAATTCATGTAGCAAAAGGTGGTGAATGTGACAATGTTATGTTGTTAACAGATTTATCTAGAGCTAATCAAATAGAGATGGAAAATGATTCGGATGATACGAATAGGGTATTTTATGTAGGTGCTACTCGAGCAAAGAAAAGTTTACATATTATTAGTAACCAAAATTACGGAGGATTTAGAATATGAATAAAGAAGAAATACTAAAACAAGCGCAAGATCTTGTCAGTGGTGACAGGAATGACACGCATGGTGATGCATTTGAAAATCATGCAGAGATTGCAGAGTTTTGGAATATATATCTTGATAAAAAGTTACAGCCAATGGCTAGTATTACAGCTGAAGATGTGGCTTTGATGATGGTGTTATTAAAGATATCACGAAATACACAAGGTAATAAAAGTAACATAGATAACTTCATTGACATGTGTGGTTATGCAGCAATAGCAGGAGAAATTAGTAGCAATGGAAAATTTTAAAATTGACGAAGTAAAAGCAGAGTGGCTGCATCCAACAGAAATGCCTTCTATGAAAGGCAGGGATGTAGTGGCAATTGATTTAGAAACGTGTGACAGTCAACTGAAGACAATGGGCCCAGGTTGGGCAAGAAGAGCCGGAATGGTTATAGGTATTGCTTTATCAAGTGGTGATTTTACTGCTTACTATCCAATAGCCCACGAAGGTGGTGGCAACATGGACCAAGATATTATTGTAAAATATATTAAAGAGATATGTGAAGATGAATCCATACAAAAAGTATTTCACAATGCACAGTATGACATAGGTTGGTTAAGCACACTTGGTATTGAAGTAAAAGGATATATCCACGACACAATGATAGCTGCTGCTTTACTAAATGAGAACAGGTTTAGTTATGCCTTAACTAGCATTGGCTTTGAATACTTAGGTGAAAGAAAAAATGAAACGTTATTAAAAGCTAAAGCCGCTGAATTAGGTTTAGATCCTAAAGCTGACATGTACAAGATGCACGCCTCTTTTGTAGGTGAGTATGCAGAAGCAGATGCTTTATTAACATATAAATTACATGATAGATTTAAAACAGAGTTGCAAAGAGATTCTGTGGAAACTGTGTATGATTTAGAGTGTAGACTTATAAGAGTTATTTTTAATATGACAAGACGTGGTGTTCGTATTGACATGGACCGTGCACAAAAATTAAAAGTTAAATTAAAAAATAAAGAGAAGCAATACTTAAAAAGAATTAAAGATGTGGTAGGTAATGACGTACAGATATGGGCAGCACGATCAGTAGCAGATGCTTTTGATAGTGTTAACCTAGAATATCCGACCACCGCCCTTGGAGCTCCGAGCTTTACACAAACATTTCTTGACACACATAAACATGAGTTACCACGTATGATAACTAAGGCACGTGTTCTTAATAAATTACAAGGAACTTTTATAGATGGTATTTCTAGATACATCCATAAAGGTAGATTACACGCTCACATTAATCAAATTAGAGGTGATAGTGGGGGAACAGTGACAGGCAGGTTTTCTATGTATGCTCCTAATTTACAACAGATGCCAATTAGAAATGAATTTGGTTCTGAGATGCGTAAAATATTTTTACCAGAAGAGGGAGAATATTGGTCATCAGCAGATTATTCACAACAAGAGCCTAGAATTCTTACACACTTTGCTGTGTTAAATAAAAACGAAGGAGCAGTGGAAGTAAAAGAAGCTTTTGAAAAAGGTTTAGATTTTCATAAACAAACAGCAGAGATGGCAGGCATTGATCGTAAATTAGCAAAGACCATTGGTTTAGGTGTTATGTATGGTATGGGCTATAAAAAAATGGCTGTTGATTTAGACATCTCACCCATGGAAGCTAAGAACATGCTTAAACAATTTAGAGAAAAGGTACCTTTTATGCAAGGTATGCTAGAAGCTGTTATGAATCGTGCGAACGAAGTAGGAACAATTAGAACTTTCTTAGGACGTAAATGTAGATTTGATTTTTGGGAACCTTCTTATTTTAGCCCTGGTGTATACAATAAACCTATGTTATTAAAAGAGGCTAACGCAGAGTATGGAACATCGTTAAAAAGAGCTGGTACATACAAGGCATTAAACAGATTAATCCAAGGCACAGCTGCGGATCAAACAAAAAAAGCTATGGTTGATGTATATGAAAAGTTAGGAGTTACACCATTAATTCAAGTTCACGATGAATTGAATTGTAGCGTAAAATCTGATAAAGATGCAAAAGAAATAAAACATATTATGGAAACATGTATAGATTTACAGGTACCTTCTAACGTAGATTACAAAGTAAAAGATAACTGGGGAGAAGCTAAATAATGAACAAAAGAGTAGGTTATAAAGAGCAAGGCAAAAGCCGCGCATCTAATCAAAAAGGTGTGGAGGGAGTTAAGCCAGGATTTGCTATAAACCATGAACAGATGGAGTTTGAAAGAAGAAAGCTCATGGAAGAAATGTCTGCTAAAATGACTCCTAATAAAAAACAATTAAACATGATGGCAGCAGTAGCAGCTACAGAAGAACCTAAATATTTTAAAACAACAAATCTAACGAAGACTGGAAAGCCAGCAGAATATGATAGCACAGAAGGTGAAGGTGAAGAACGCGAACCGACTTTACGTATACTATCACTAGGAGCTGGTGTTCAATCATCGTGTCTAGCTTTAATGGCACAAGAGGGATTAACTAAACATAAACCAGACTACATGATATTTGCTGACACTGGGTGGGAACCTAAGTTTGTTTACGAGCATGTAGAATATTTAAAGAAAGCAATAACGATTTGTCCTATAATTACTGTGGAGCGAGGAAACATCAGAGAAGACCTTATCAAAGCAGCGAACCCAGAACCAGGGTCTAAAGAAGAGGAAAAGTCGTTTGCTGGTCGTGTACCAAATCCACCTTTGTTTGCTGCACGTCCTAATGGTGGAAGAGTGGGGATGCTTTATAGACAGTGTACACATGACTATAAGGTAATCCCTATTCAAAAGAAAATGCGTGAATTATTAGGTGTTAAACCTAGGTACAGAGTGCCTAAAGATATGATCGTAGAACAATGGATTGGTATATCAACAGATGAAGCTATGCGCATGAAGAAAGCTAGAATGCCATGGTTGACATCACGTTGGCCATTAATTGAGATGAGAATGTCACGTGCTGATTGTTTACAATGGTACCGCGACATAAAGAAACATCCTATGCCTGGTAAATCATCCTGCATTGGCTGTCCTTATCATCATAATGATCAATGGAGAAATATGCAAAAAAATTATCCTAAGGATTGGGAAGATGCGTGTGATCTTGATGACAAGATACGTCATGGATTAAAGAACACAGAGACAGAATTGTTTTTACATAAATCAGCTAAGCCACTTAGAAGTATAGACTTTCAAGCACCTAATCCACAAGCGTCATTATTTGGTGAAACGTTTGATGAAGAGTTTGCAGATGAATGCGAGGGTATCTGTGGAGTATGATAAAAAAACCGTGCGCCAAGGACCTGAATTTTTATGTTCAGAATGTGACACATGGTTTAAAAAATTAGTCTACTGGACGAGTAAAAAATTTAACCCGGATCAAAAATACCAGATGGTGTTTTTATGTGGTCCAAAATGTGCAACGGAGAAATATGAAAGACAAAACAATTGAAGATACTGAAATTACTGTAGCTAAAATACCTATACAAGAAACACGTTTATTCTACGAGAACTACACTAACCATGAAAATTTAAATAATCTTATTATGGGTGAAATAGATGAGATTCGTAAAAAAGATCCAACAGGATTGCCTGGTGGTAACGCTGGTTGTTACCGTACAATGATGAGATACAAATGTGAGACAGAATTATATAAACCTTTTAGTTTAATGTTAAGCACCTGGTGTGATCATTACTTTGCTGACCAGCCAATGGATGCAAACATTACGTATTGGACAAACATTAATGAACCTGGAAGTTGTAATTTATTTCATAGTCATTACCGTGCAGATGCAGATGTATCTGGTGTATATTATGTACAAGGTAAAGGCACAGGTGTTATTAGAT